TGCCATATTATCTTGTTATTTCCCTGTCGATTGTACAGGTACCTTTAATAAGTCTTGAAACTGCAGCATCGCTAGCTGTATAAATTTCTAAATCATATACATACTGTCCAGCGGTTGCTGAAGATGAGGTTGCTGCTGGTAAAGCCATTTTAACTATTCCATTTGCAGGTGTAGGAATCGTGCAAGTAAAACTAAATGAAGCAGAAGAGTCTTCTTCCGCCTCTCTCGCTTGTGCTCTTGCCGAATATCCTGTTAGGTTCTTAACCACATCGTCTTCTTTTACTTCAACATCAATGCTAAAGTCTGAGCCTTGGTCCACCTCAATATTGTAGTGTGCTGCTGCCATATTCTTATTTTCTCCTTATTCTTAATTATACTAGAGTTAGAGGTGAATGTCAAGATAAATTTTTTGACACCTCCACTTAAATTGAGAGTTATTTTACATGTATAGTATTAACGATTTGGCTGATGAAATGAAAGTGTGGCTGATAGCCACGCCTATTATTAAGGTTTTGGAAATTTATCTTTAACAGCTTTTCTACCTAAGTAGAAATTTGATATTTTAGCATCTTCGCCAAGCTTACCTGAAGTTATATCATGATAAAGCAGATCTAGCTGCTCTTCGATTAATGCATAGTACAAATACCTTTTAGTACTATATGTAGCTCCTGACTTTGTTAAATTTACGTTCATTCTCCATACCTCTTAACTATTAGTTCTCCTATGTAATCAATATAATATTGTTTTTTAAAGACTATCGCAAAACTACCTGTTTCTTGTGCTGTAAAAGTTAATGTTGTGTCTGACATAGTACCTGCTGATGTTCCATCTAAAAACACTTCTGTTCCTGAAGGGACTCCCGTTACTGTAACAGTAGCGTCAAGTGCGGGTGCAATAGTACTAAAACTAGGAGTAAATGTTGTTTTTGCTACAATATCATCTTCTGCTACATTTATATAGTATTTATTACCTGATGGAGTAGCTGAACAATCAATAGATACCCAATCAAGTCCCTGAGAACTTTTTTGTTCTGTTTTAATAGCGTCAGTTACTCCTGCAGTACTTGACCACAAAATTTCTCTATCACTATTATAGAATATATTATATATTGTCATAGTCCTCTACCTCCAGTAAAGTCGGGTTCTCTAAAAATAATGTAACCATAGTATATAAGACCTTGAGAATAAGTAGTAGCTTGATTTTGTACTACTATTGCATTAACACTACCATGATACCATCTTAATCCACCTCTATAAGGTCTATCTGGTCCATATTGTTGTTCCACCATATGTTCTGACCAACAAGGGCTATAAACTTCTGTTGACTTCCCACTTGTAATTGTATGAGACCACCTAATTGCCACTAAAGGATTATAACCTAAATTATGAGTTATTGTATGATCCGCTTCATTCCATGTATCAAAGGAATCTTCACCATAACTTGCTATAGACCAACCTGTTCCAGTCCTAGAATCAAAAAGTAGACTATCGGCATCTAAAACATTTTCTCCTGCTTTACTAACATATAGACCATAACCACCTGATGCTCTATTTCCTAATAATACTCGATTAGCCATCAGTATAAAGAATCCCCGCTTAATCTTTTAAAAATTGTCATTGTATAATCTCCCCCTACTCCTAAATCAGTCGCAACTGTACTATCAGCATCTGTACTCGTAAATGTAATTCCTTTTTTACCATTAGTACTTAAAGAAACTGCCCCTTGAGGATGTCCTACATATGCAAATACGTTATCTCCTAAATCTTGAAAACTAACCGTAACAGCTCCTGATCCTGAAAGAGTAAAATCATTTATTACATCTGGAGCTGTACTTCCAACTCCACCAGAAAAAGGAACAGTTTGATGTACTCCCCTAGCACCATAAGGAGAACTAGTTGAGTCTAAACTTGAAAAAGTTAAATCATCAACATCACAAGTTAATACATTTGCTCCAGGTTTAGATACATATAATCCATACCCACTTGAATCTTGAGTTCTATTTCCTAGTAAAATTCTATTAGCCATAATTAAAAATAAGTTCCATTCATATATCCATATGCACAAGGTATTTTTAATACCGCAAAATGTAAGTTAGTGCAGGCTTGATCTCCTCCAAAATGTGCTTCCTGAGCATTTCGTCTATCATCATAAACATAAGTCCCTGTGCTATAATCTAAATATATAGGCTCTATTACACTAGAAGTTGTTTTCATAACATCTACTCTACTTTGCCATATTTCGTGAGTATCACCTGATTGAGTATAAGCTGCTCTCCACTCTCCTGCATAATCTTCATTACAAACAACTAAAGGGATATACCCAAGATTATCTTTACTTCCTGTTGTTAAAAAATTTTTACCACCAGTACCAGAACTAACATTTAAAGGACCACCACCTGCATAAACTTGTCCGGTACCTCTATTTTCTCTTGAATCAAATAATAGATCTTTTTGATCACAGTCTAATACATTACTATTTGCTTTAGAAATGTACAATCCGTACCCTCCTGTTGCTCTGTTTCCTAATAATACTCTATTTGTTGCCATAATTTAATCCGATATTACTATTCTATTATTTGCATCATCAAATGTGATATTACCTGAACTTAATGTAGTTGATGCAATATCCCAACCACCTATTGTTCCAGAGGTTGCTGTTATAGCTCCTGTAAATGAACCTGATGTAGCTGTTATAGCTCCTGTAATTGTAGCATTAGTTGCTGTTAAGGCTCCTGCAGGACTTACTCTAAATGGAGCACTTCCAAAAGTTGCATTACCTAAATAAATACCATTACTATCTGCTTTAAATATACTATTACTTGATCCTATTGATATAGTTCCACCACTTAATGCTCCTGCAAATGTACCTGATGCTGCTGATAACGCTCCACTAAATGTACCACTACCATCTATAACTAAAGCACTTCCATTCCAATATAATTTATCTTCTAAAGAAAAGTTACCACTACTATCAAGATAAATTCCTGTGTTAGCATTATTTACTGTTCCAGTACCTGTATGAATTTTAGTAGAAGTTATAGTTAAACCACCTACGGTACCACCTGTCATGGCATCACCAGTTACTCTTAATAGGTCAGTACTTATTCTACCTGCAGCAATTGTTCCTGTTGTAACTGCATCACCATCAATTGTTGTGGTTCCACCTGAACCCAAAGAAATAGTTCCTCCACTGCCATCTACTATAGTATTTGTTCCACTGAATTTTACTAAGCCTACAAAGTTTGTTGCTGTATATACAGTTGAGCCTAGTGTAACTGTAGTTCCACTACCTCCACCTGCTGTAGCCTCTGTAGTTGTCCAATATACATAGTACATTTTAGACCCTGAAGCTCCGCCTGTTGCAGCAGGGGCATTTTGATTCCAATTAGTACCACCAGTTCCTATTACTCCTCCAGATAATAATCCAGATGAAAAAGCATAGGTTACACTTGAGTTACTCGGGGCAGAAGGTGCACTTGCTTGCTGAGTATTATAATATAAATATCCATTTGCTGTTCTTAAGCCTACTGCTCCATCATCTCCATCTGTTCCGTCTGTTCCATCATCTCCATCATCTCCATCTGTTCCTGCTGCTCCATCAACAGTTTTATTTAAAGTTTGAATTTTTGTAAAACTTGTTGATGTCCCTAGTGCATTTTTAACTGCTATTGTAAATGTAATTGTAGCTGTAGCGGCTGTAACACTTGAAGCAGCTGCAAATCTTCTAGTATAAGTAGAAACAGTTGAAGCAGACCCTGCAGTTATATTGCTAGCAGAAGCTGAAACTGTAAATTGACTGTTTCCTGAGCCATAAGCAAGCGCAGTACCTCCCTTCCATACTCTAATATCTGTTCCTGAATTAGTATATGTTACTGTTCCTCCTGATGTAGTTGGAAGTGCATGTGCTTCATTTGTCAGTATGAGAGTTATTGCATCTTCTCCGTCTTGTATACCATAAACGGATACTGAGTCAGTTGCTTTTTCAGTTCCATCATCATACATAGTAACTTTTACAAGTTTTGCCGCTCCAGATGCTGGCTCATCACCGTCTGCCATTGCATATGTAGCTGTTGTGCTTGCTGCTTGTTTTGTTACACCATCTACAGCAAATAAATATGTAGCAGTACCTTGAATTCCTTGTGGAGCAGCAGTAAAAGTAAGGGAAGTGCTTTCACCCCCATCTATATTATATGCTATTACATATTTACTTGATGATAACCTAACGGTATAAGCATCTGTTCCTGTTGCCCCTGTACTTCCTTGAGATCCTGTAGCTCCTGTAGCTCCTGTAGCTCCTGTAGTTCCTTGTATTCCTGGTGTTTGCCCAAATTGAGTTAAAGTATAAGTACTGCTATTAGTTCTTACCATTTTAGCAAACAAGAAGTCATTATCTCTATCAGGGACAAAGGCTAGTTTGTAAATGTATGCATCTGCTCCACCACCATCAAAAGCCTTAAATATTGACTCAGCCGTTGTAATTGTTCCTGTAGCTGACTGTAAATATTGATTTGCGTCACTACCAGTTCCAGTTAAACTTATAGCAGAACCTCCTGATGAAGCAGAAAGTTTAAAGGTTTCATTAAGAGGATCAATATTTACTACGTAATATAAAGTATTATCTGTTAAACCTCCAATTAAAGTATTTCCATCTCTTTGATAAAATAAAGCTTGATTTGTAATAAAGGTATTATCAGGAATTTTTATAGTATTATTTGTAGTATTTACAGCAATATCTGGATTAAAATAATTAGGATTACTTACAGATTTTACTGTACCATACCAAGCTGCTGTTCCAGTACCTAACTTAATAAAGTCTCCTTGAGAAAAATCATTACTAAGTTTTGTTTTAATACTTCCAACACTTATTGTATTTCCATACTTAGTTACACTTAGACTATTTAGAGTTTCTGTAATAGCAACAGTTGCTAAAGCCGCATTCCCCGCAGTAACACGAGTTAGTCCAGGATCTGCTGTTCCTACTTCCTTCCAATAATTTACTCCACCTGAAAAAGCTGAACCTGCTGCATTTAAAACTGTTGTGTCACTATATACTTCTGCTAGTTTCCATGCAGTTGCACTATGATCCCATAACAGATATCCAGTTTCTCCATCAGATAATCCATTAAAGTTATAAGTAGTTGTACCGCTTGTAATAGCAATAAAATTTCCAGAAGGAGAAGTGATATTATAAGTTCCAGAAGTTAAAGTAGCAACTGATGTACTTGCTAAAGATAGTGCTGTTGTGAGATTTCCACCTTGTTTAAGTCCTGTAGTTGCTGGTAAAACTGTTTGTGCAATAGCTTTTTCAGTATCTCTAAATTTTTCTCCAATCTCTACCCATTGTCCTACTTGATTAAGTGTTGATACAACTCTTACAGCAAATCTATATTCTCCTGTTCGTATAGGTCCGATAGTATAACTAGTAGTATCAGGTGTTAAATTTATAACTTGAGAATTTCCACCAGTAGGTGTAGCATTATGTAATACGTCATATCCTTTTAAATATGTGTAGCTATCATTATCTGCTACATTTGTAGGGGCTGCCCAAGATAAAATAGCATTATATAAATTAACTGATTGTTCTTCACCACTTCCAGAACCCCCTGAGGTCATAGGCTCAAATTTAACACTTACATTTCCAACAAACGGAACTCTATGATCTTTTTGAGGTAAAGTTTCGTAATCTCTTTGATAAACTTCATAGCCTCTTTCTATTGAATCATATTTTGTTTCGTCATACAATTGACCAGTTATTTCAAAATTTGTTTTTTCATCTTCTTTAACAGAAATAATTCTAAATGGTCTAGAACTTTTTGCGGTGTTACTTGCTGTTGTATTAGTAAGGGCCCACATAACTTCAGCATCTGGGGTACCTCCTGCAAAAGCAGCAGTAGTTAAAGAACTAACATCTCCTGCACCAGTAGATACTCTTTGAGTTTCTATTCTACTATAAGGAGTCCAATATGTCTGTAATGCAGTACCTGCCCAATTTAATACTTGAGCAGCTTTTTCTTCTTCATCAATAGCTACTGCAGTATTTGTATTAGAAGGTATTTTAGCACTTGTAATTAAGTCTCCTCGATTAAAGGCTGTAGTACTTGCATCAATTAAATATTGGGGGCCATCTTCATTTAAATAGGCTCCACCTTTTGGATAAATTAGATGCAAGTCATAAGCATCATCAGTACCTGATACAGTTTGTTCTAAAGTAATTGTTCTATCTAAAGGTATTACAGTAGCACTTCTAGTACCTGTATTAGATACCCTTCCACTAGCTGAAACTCCTGAATCATTTGAGTCTTGAATGTATACTAAATCTCCTGGTTTTAAAAATGCGGCATTAATGCCGGTTTTAAAACTTACTAATTCATGTTCAAGTTTTTCTGTAAGTAGTGTCCATCTTGCAAGTCTATTTGCTTGTCCTTGAGATGTACACCCCATAGCTATAATACTTTTAGGTATAACTCTACCTGTTTCGATTATATTATCTACATCATCAACAGCTTCTACATATTGTTTATAAAATCTTTTTGGGTCATTCCATGTTACATTACATTGGTTAGTCCTCATACGAAGAGAGGAACTTTGGTACTGAAACATACCATCAACAACATTAGATTTTGTAAAAGTATATATAGGCTCTTTTGGTCTCTCCTGTACTACTACTGCTTGACTATTCATCCAATGTAGCATACTTCTAAATATACTAGCCATATCGGAAAGAACTTTATAGGCGTCTTGACGTTCTTTTAAGTATAAATTACATGTAAATCTAGGCTCTTCTCCTCCTTCACCGTCAGGAACTAATTCATCACAGTATCTTGCTATAGCATATAATTGATATTTATCAATATTTTCTGCTTTCAAGAAGTCTCCTAATCCATATCTATTATTTACCATTATATCATAATAACACCATGCGGGATTATTAGTATATACTTTATGATAATTAACATGACGAGGATTACTACGCCATGTAGAATTAGCTATATCTCCTCTAAAATTTCCGTCCCATGTTTGATACGTACCTGCTGTTGCTCCTGAACTTATATTTCTAGTATAAGCAGCTATTCCATCGGTTGCTTCATCTCTAGTTATATAATTAGTAGGAACTTGAATTTTCATTCCTTTAATTTCATATGCTCTTGCTGGAACTGCACTAAACTCTGAAGATTTAAAAGTTACTCCTGCATACGCAGAATGTGCATAATTTTGTCTATCATGGACATTACAATATACTGCGTTAAGTCTAGATTGATGTTGATTTTGATATTTAGTATGCTCTAAAAGCTCATTTCCAGTAACTCTTTTAATTCTTATTCTAAAATTGGAAAAAGGTTTAAATTTCTCTATATCAATAGGAAATTCCCATAAATATTTATTTTTTGTTTTTGCATACACTACACCATTATTAAATTTTCCAGCATCTCCTAATCCATAATTGACTTTTTGTACTAAAGTATCTGAATCACTATAATCTCTTGATTTTATCTCTTCATCTGTTACTCCATAGATAGGGACTGTTGTATTTTTCCAAATTCCACCTTGATAATACTCAAACCAAATTTGAAATTCTACTCTTGCTCCATATTCATTTGCAGTATTTTTACTAACTCTTATTAAAGTAGGAAACTCAAATACTACTCTTACTTCATCAATTTCACCAGGATCTACTATATTCATATCTGCAAGTGCTGTTTTTATTACAACATCTTGTCCTGTTATACTTAAAGCAGAATTAGTAGTTTGTTTAATATCCTCACCAAAAGCTTTTGCATAAGTAGTACCTATCTGTCCTGCAAATTGTGTAGGGGGATCTTGATGTTGACGGCCTGTTCTAAAGAAAGTACTTACATGCTCAAAATTAAATCCATCATCAGTTAGTTTACTTCCAGCATTAAATTTTGGAGGGCCTACTATCATCTTATGATTAGTTACAGCAGTTACTGCTACATCTATCATTACAAGAGTATCATCATCTGTTATAGATTTGATAGTGCTCATATGATCTTTTACAATAGTTGCAAACTCAACAGCAGTATCAGGGGAAGGAGACAGTACAGCTTCAGTAGCTGATTTATATTGTATTACTCTTCCGAAATAATTTGCTCCATCTGGACCTGCTCCTTCTATTCTAATATAGACAGTTCCTAATCCTCCAGTAGTAGTACTATTAGCATCAGTAGAAGCAAAAAAAGCAGCACTTGTACTTACTAGTCCTTTCCTTTCTATTGTAGTCGCTCCAGTACTAGAACCATTTCCCGTTAAATTAGTTCCCGCTCCTAGAATATAAATAGTTCTCTGTCCATCCGAAAGATCAATTTCTGTTAAACTTAGATCATCACTTGTATTTACAGTTGCACTAGAAGCTGTTGTAGTGGCGTAACCTTTTCTTATTTTTACTTTTTTATACGCATCACTATTAGGGTCTATTATTGGAGTACCATTAAAATATACAGAAGAATAAGTATCATTTAAACCCTGTATTGGGCCTTCAGATATTAAATCATAAATTACACCAACCTGGTTTTCTCCCCCTCTAATTCCTGTTAAATCTGTAGGATCAAACATGGTTCCCGCAGCTATAGCTGCTGCTACTTGTTCTGCTATATTTATCATATCTATTTTCCTTGTCTTCTCTGATCAGCCATCCAAGGCTCTAATTCCTCTATCCAAGTAACAAAAGCACTATCCATTGTTAAAGCTCCAACTAGTCCTGACATTCCGCCTCCACTAGCTACAGTACTACCTATTCCACCAGAAGGTTTAAAATTAACACTTATAGGCTTTCCACCTACAAGTAATTTTCCATAAGCTATAGGTACAGGGGTTCCTTGTACTAAAGTGCTTTCTGGTCCATTAAATAACCCTTTTTCTTCATCTTTATTATGTTTCGGAGCTTTAGTAGTTAATTCTGTTACTCCTGCCAACATTAAATTTATACCCATAGACATTGCCATTGTAGCAAGCGTCCCCATTTCTGCTCCTACAGCAGGGCCACCATAGAAATAAGCTAATGCAACTAGAATAGCTCCTATAATTACCTTACCCCAACCTCTTTTTGATCCAGAAGGCATTAAAACAAGATGCATATCTCCGTTTATATTATCTAACCCAAATTCTAAAGGGTCTTCGATTTTTTTGTTATTTACAGTCATAGCTAGTTCTAAACCTGCTTCTGCAGCTTCTATTAGATATTTTTTAAACCCTTGTGTTTGACAATCAATAAGTTTTATAGCATCAGCTATCTTTGGAGCATTCATATTCCAATGACTTCCAAATTTAGCTAATTCACCGTGTAAATAAACGTCTCTCTGCATCGTTTGTTGTCCTATCGCCTGGGTTTAGTTTAACCACTTCTTTATTAGGTATACTTATTATATAATAAGGTAAATTCAAAAAGTTACATGTTCTTATATCATGATCACTTGGATCAGGTCTATAATCGGGGTGACTATGCACTATTGACTCTATACTATTTGAGGCAAGTACTGCTTTCATATAATCTTTTGAATTTAACTCAAATTCTTCTTCTGGGTCTTCTGCTTGATTTCTACAAGGAAACCATTTGGTTCCCCCATTTACTTTACCAATTACTCCACAGCCCTCTTTTGGGTATTCTGCTTCTAAGTATTCTAATATTTCTGATAAGTGTGTTTCTAACATTATTTTCCACCCATTCTTCTTGCTGTTGGGAATCCTCCATGAGGCAGTCCCATAGTATTATCTAAGGTTCTTAGTGCGACTTTACCTTTACTAGTTACTGCTCCACCTGCTGATCCATTAACTCTTGCTGACCCCGCACTACTATTATCATCAGTTATTGTTTCATCATCTATAAAAGTTCCTACTAGGTTAGTTAAGGTTAAAGTACCTGTATCCCCAGATTGATCTGATGGAGCTGCCGATATAGTCGCTGTTGCTTTACTAGTTCCACCTGTTAATTGTTTATAAGTTGTGAAATTAGCAGTTTGATTATCATAACTTAAAGTTAATATAGGATTATATCCATATCTCATTTTACAAGAAGTTATTTTTTTACCACATACATCTCCTCTTGTCCAGTAACTATTAAATCCAGGATCTATTCTATTTGTAGTACCTGTCTGACTTTCTTTTTTAGCTTGCCAAAGACGAGTAACTACTGTTGGATTAGTTGCTGTAGCATTACTTGCAATCGTTACTGTTACTGTTTCTCCTGCTACATATCCATGACCAGGTTCATCAATAACTATTCCTGTAACTGCTCCATCTTCTACTAAAGCTGTTCCTGTTGCTCGAACACCATTTGTAGTTCCAATATCAGGAGCATCAATTGTCACAGCCGGAACACTTGTATAGCTACTACCATTATTTGATATAGATATACTTTCTATTTGACCGTCTAGTACATAAGAGTTGAATTTACTTTCTATATATACATTAACAGCATTAGCTCTAGTATAGTTGGCAAAAGTTCTTAATCTTCTCCAATCTGTACTATTATCTGCAGGATCCGTAGTTGCCGCTGTTGCTGCATGCCACTTATTACCATCTGAAACTGCAAGTGCATCAGCTTGTCCACCACCCCAATTAATTTTTGTTATAGCACTAGTATCTGTTTGATAGTACGTATCTATAACTCTTGTTCCTGAGCCGGGATCATCAGTGAAAGATAAAGTTGAAGGTACAACATATTCGTCATCTACATTAACAAAAGTTCTATGTTCTAACCCATTAACAAATACTTTACTTTCTGTATTCCAAGTACATCCACCTCTCTTTTCCCAATTATTTAAGTTATTTGCTGCTCCTTGGTACTCCCACGGACACATATTTCCAATAATAGTTCTTCTAGGTAAAGTGACTCCTGATAAGTCAAAAGGTGATACTAGTGTAAAAGTTACCTCTACAGGATTTTCTGCATCTATTCTATCTAAATAGTACATATCTGCTGGAAATTCAATTGGCGGTTCCGAAGAGGTATCTACATTATATAAATACTTTTTTAAGGTTCTTCTTCTATAAAATTTGAATCCTAATATGTCTTCATATTTTGCATTTTCTAGTACTCCTGCTAAACTTGTATTATCATCTGTTCTTAAAACATTAGCAATTTTAAGTTTAGGTTGAGGAAGGGGGCCTCCTGATTTAAATTCTAATCCTGTTAAAGAGGCGGGTATTACATGATACTCTCGTATCTCATAAGGAGATTTTTGATCTCGCATTTTAATTTTAGTACTAGTAGTATCATCATAGTATGTTCCTGAAAAATATATGTATTGATCAGGATCTTGATTTACTTGTAGTTCGTACACTTCTACTATTTCTGAAGAAATAGCAAGGGATTGTACGTCTTTTACTATAGCATCAGTTACATCTGTCATGGCTCATAAACTCTATTTAAAGTTACTGATAAACTATAAAAGTCTCCATGATTAAAAGTTTGTGTCCATTCTGTTGCAATTGCCTTTATAGCAGTTTCACTTCCACCTGCATTACTATCTGCATAAGTAAATCTACAAGGATCTACTCCATTTAATGCTACAAAAAAAGCTACTAAGTCATCAATTTCTGCTTT